ATGCCAGTAATAAGCAGATTCTATGGTTTGATTATCAAGATGTATTTCCAGCAGAAGGAGCACAATCCCCCACATGTGCACGCGTTATATAACGGTGAATACATGGGAGCGTTCACCATTGCAGACGGCACCTTGATGGAGGGCGACCTACCCACCCGGGCGCAAAAAATGGTTGCTGAATGGATATCGGTTCACCGGGACGAACTTCTTGAAATGTGGCAAACTCAAAACTTCAAAACCTTGCCGCCGCTCGAATGAGCGGTGGCCCACTCTGGAGGTGGTATGATGTTTCATAAAGTGAAAAGCGTTTCGGCTCTCCCCGATTTTCGGCTCTTGGTACAGTTCTGTGCGGGAACCAGCCGCGAATACGACGTTTCCCAGCTTTTTGATAAGTTCCCGGCTTTTCTCGCTCTGAAAGACGATCCCGCCCTTTTTGCCCTCGTCGGCGTAGATGTCGGCGGCTATGGCGTATCATGGAACGATGATCTTGACTTGTCCTGCGACGAGCTGTTTTATAACAGCCGCCCGGTATCCACTCCTTTCGACAATCTTCTGGCATTTGGTGACGCCACCGCATTGTGGGGCCTCAATGAAAGCACCCTACGTAAAGCCATATCATATGGAAAGCTGCGTGACGGAATCGACGTGCAAAAATTCGGCAAGCAATGGATTATAAGCTTGGACGCTATGGTGCGTGAATACGGCGAACCCAAGCAATAAGAAACGCGCCCCGGGAATTCCCGGGGCGCGTTTCTTACATATTGTTTACTTTTTCCGCGCCCAGCGCCTGCAACTTCTTCACAAGGTCGGATACATAGTTCGCGCCTCGACTGGCAAAAATGCCCGTGAGCGCAATGCCAATCCATGCCACGTTGAAGTTCACACCCAACGCGGCGTAAAAATCCGCGCCCACGCCAAAGCACAGCAGCACGCCCAGTGCCACGGCTCCCGCCTGCGTGGCGGCGGTTTTCCACTGCTTTTCGATGATTGCTTTGCCGAAGGTCTTAGCGTATTCGATCAGCGCCTCCACCGTTACGGCCATCATAAGTACCAGTACGATCATGTTCATTGTTCTTTTCCTCCTGTTTTTTGTTTGCCGGGTTGTTCACCCGTTTCGTATTTTCAGCGTTTCGCAGCGCCGCACAATGTCGCCCACGGAGTGGTCGCCGTCGCCCAGTGCCTCGTATTCCTTGTAGCAGCCTTTCAACGTTTCCATGCCGTAGGGCGGAATTTCTCCGGCCTCAAGGTAGTGCAGGCCCAGGTCGATGATTTTCGCGCGCAACAGCATTTTCACGCCGCGCTCCACAGCCTTGTCCTTCTGGTTTGTGTTTCGGATGCGCGCCCCCGCCCACCCGGCAAACGCCGTTACGATGGGCAAAAGCGCCGTAAACAGGTTTTGAAGGAATTCCCACACAGCCTATACCTCCGCAACGTATGCCTTGACACTCGCAAGTCGCTTGTTCGTTTCAGCGGCGTGCTTCTCGGCTGCGTCAGCGCGCTGCGTCTCTGCGGCTGCACGCTCGTCTGCTTCATCCGCGCGGTGGGCCTCGGCATCCGCCCGGGCGTTCGCCGCTTCAAGCTGTGCTGCAGCATCACTCGTGCCGCCGCCCTGCGCCACGCAGGCCGCGAACGCGTCGCCCGGAGAGAGCGTCACAAGCTGGCAACGGTCGGCCAGCACCACGGCGTACCGCTGCACCCCCGCCACGAAGATGCGCGCCCAGTTGTACCCGCCGGAGCTGCCCACCTCGGCCTGCACCGGGTAGCACACGCCCTCGGTCAGCTTTCCGCCGTTATAGTGCTTGTCCACCGCGTTCACATCGGGCGCGGTGAACACCTCGCATCTGCCGCTCGTTACCTTCAAGAATTTCATGTTGTCGTCCTCGCTTTCTGTATCCGTATAAGTACCAACCGCGTTTCGCACGCCTGCATAACTTGCCGGGTCTATTGCCGTGCCGTAGATGTTGCGCACTTCAAAATGCGTGTGTGCACCGAAGCTGTACCCGGTGTTGCCCATCGTGCCCAGTGCTGTACCCGCCTGCACGCGCTGGCCCGCGCGCACCAGCAAGCTGCCGGCCACCAAATGGCAGTAGTAATATTTGCGGTTGTCGTTGCCGTCCACCCGAACATAATAACCCCACTGCCACGTCAGACCGCCCGCGCTTTTGGACACGATGCCCGCAAAGCCCACCGTGCCACCGCGCACGGCATAAACCGTTCGGTCATCGTCCCCCACAATGTCGATGCCGTTGTGCTCCGGCCGGGCCGCCAGTCGAAAGCCGGACGTCACCCGGTTCCTGCCTTTGAAAATCATCATGTGCTTGTCCTCCTTTACAGCCCCAGCGCGGCAAGCTGGCGCTCCACGAACGTGAGCTGTTCCAGCGTGGCAACGAGGTGCACTTCCTCGGCCGGCTCGCCCGTCGCATAATTCACTTTTGTCACGCACTGTTTGCCGATGGAGCGCGGATAGGTGAAATCCGCATAAATGTTGGTGTATTCGTTCTCCGGATTTTCTGCGTCGATGTTCTGCAAGGTGATTTTCTTCGTCGCTTCGCTGTCTGTCATAAGCGCGTAAAACTCGTCCAGCGTCATTGCGTCCGCCGACATGTGAACTTCAAGATAACTGCGCGCCGTGGTGGACATGGACGGGTAACATGCGGTCTCGGGCAGTACCTCGTAGGCGTTGCCGTTTTCCAGTGTGATTTTCAGCATTTCTTTTTCCTCCTATACAACATAAATTTGTGATATATACATCTTGTGGAACGTCAGGAACCGCCAGTTGAAATAGGCTGTGCCGCTAAAACTGAACGGGATTTGAAGGTGAAAGCTCTTCGCTGTGTCGCCGATCTTCATATACTGGTTGCAAATATTCGGGTTATAGTCATTTGCAACGCTGGAAAGCCCGAACCAATCCTCACCGTAATTTGCTATATTCAGTTCATAATTTCCCACAACGTGCAGCGTACTGTATCCAGCGGCATTAAATCCGCCGCTTATAATTTTTAACTGCGTATCACCATAACCGCCGCGGGCTATCAGTTTTCCGTTTTCATTTGTATTAAACTCATAGTTGTTTGGGTATGCGCTCCAGTGTATCCAGATATTTCCCACGCCAATAGAACCATTGTTATAAAGAAAAAGCTGCTTCTGCCATACAAGGTTGTTATTGTGATAAACCTTATTGCAGGCATTGCTGTTGTGATATACATTGTTCGATTGCGGAACGTTATTGCTGTTGTAATATAGCGCCATATCTGCACCGCCTCACGAAAATGATATCCACAGGTTCCCGTCGTAACCCATGCCAATGGCATTGTTATTCACTTTTGAAAGCCCTACCTGATCTTTGGTGTGCGTGTGGCTGCTGTTGGCCTTTCCATTTAACTTGGTGTTCGTTTCGGATTCGGTGTAATAGCGGTCGTCGTGGTTGTGTGCGGACGGGGCAAATGTGCCGGGCTTGCCCGTTATACCATCCCAAGGCACTGCCTCTGCATTCGTGGCCGTATGCGCCTTTTTGCTGCCGTCCAACAGCGCCTTAATATCTTGTACCGCCGCATTCCACGCGTCTTGCAGAGCCTTGGTGACGTGCAGCAGCGTGTTTTTGGGATGCGGCGTGATTATGTGTGCTGTCGCCTTTAAATCTGTAATCACTGTCTTGCTGATTTTATAGGTCGCCAGTTCCAGTTCATACAGCGTTCCGCCCCGGTTGATATCTTCTTTTTGCAATGCAGGCAGCGAGGCGGCGGCCTGTGTTACCAGTGTAATTTCCTGCGTTGTTCCGTTAATCCTCACGAGCAGGCGACCGTTTTGTGTTTCGGTCGTGGTGGGCAACGTCGCCTGTATTGTTTCCGCCTCAATGACAAACACGCGGCCAAGGATAACGCCTCGGCCCGACGTGATTTTCATTTGTGTGCCGCCAATCGCAGAAGCAACGCAGCCCTCCACCACGCCGCTGTCCGCAATAAGGAAATCGTACAAAATCGCGTCGTCTTTCGGCGTTACATTCGCTCCGGCTTTTTGTTTCATTTCTACACTCATGCCCGCGCCCTCCTTTCGATTCTCAAAATTTTATCAAGATCAACGCGCACATATCCAAAAACGAATTTGTGCGTGTTCTGTGCCTTTTCGTATCCCGTAAGCACGCTTTGCCAGCTCTGGCCGTTTGCCTTAATCGTGACTATTTCCCCGATTCTGATTTTTTCGGGCGGGATCAGTTTATCTCCATCGTGTACGGTTATTTCAATCAGATTGTCGAAGTCCTCCGGGGTCAAATCCTCACGCGCCCGCTGTTCAGCCTCCAGCGCGAAATCCTCCGCTCCTTCGATATACTCTACTTTGAAAAATACAGGTGTAATCCTGCTTTTTGGTTCCTCCGCAGGTTTCCCGGTTTCTCCATCCAGATAATAAACAGCACGCTGCGCGGGATCGTCTTTGTTTATGTACGTCGCCTTATTCAGGCTGCCGTATGTGTCCATCAGATAGACGTTTTTTTCAATCACATTCGGCAAGTCGGCCTCAATCACGCGTCCGGCGCTGGACACCTTTGCCACCGTCGCTACAATTGCCTTTTCCTGTGGCCGCAGTTCCATGGTTACAGCTACGTTGTACACCGTCAGTGCCCGCACGATAATATCCATCAGGTCGTGCACGTCGCTTTTGATATTCAGTGCCGCTCCCTTTGTATGCGTGCCCACCTGTACACGTAGCCCTTGCACATTTTGGCAGTCGTCCGCATTTTCCACAAAAGCCGCCCGGATTGTATCCGCTATGAATTGCTCCAAGTCCTTCCCGATATTTACGCGGTTGATCTCTGTTGTAACATCAAAAATTGACATCAGCGGGGCCACGTTCACAGTTGTGGTTTTGTCCGTTTCCGTATCCATTACAACGCCTTGATATATTACAGCTCCGTTTATGTCGGTGACGTGTGCCCAATCCCCCCGCGCGATTTTCACCGCGCCCGGCAGCGTGATCTCCGTCTTTTCGGTTGTAAGATAGTCAAATACCAGTTCTGGTGATTGAATCCCCACGGCGGCCCTCAACGTGAAATCACGCTTAAAGAATTCTGCTTTATACAGCTTCATAATAGGCGCGCACCTCCACCGAAACGTTCAGCTCCTGCGATCCCTCATGCGAGAATTTCAGCGTACTATCCCCGGGCGGCGCATAGATAAAGCGCGCTGTGGAAAAGTCGCTTTGCTGGTATACATCCTCCACCCATTCGTTTTCCGTGGTGTAGATTGCAATTTCCAGTCTGTCCGCCTCGCTGCGTACCACCAATTTTTGCCCCTCTTTAATTTCCGCCGCAACCGCGCCGGATGAAATAGACAGCCCCGCAGCCTTTTGAATGTCCAGCGGGTCGGTGGCGTAGGTTTCATGTGTGTCGAGTTGGTAGGCTACCTGAACGGGGGTGCCTGCTGTCTTTTGGGCGGCGAGATAGGCTTTTGCGGTCTCCAGACCGTCCCATATTGCGGTTTGTATAACGAGCTGTGATAATCTTGGCTGAGAAAATATGATATTATCTCCAGTCGAAACGGTACCCGGTTCTACCATCGCAAAATGACTACTTAGACACACCCCATAAACGTTTGTTTCCGTTGTGCTGCCAGCTGTCAGTATTCCCGCAATCGTCAATGTCCCATATTCATCAAAATATTGTAAATTGGTTTCCGTCCCGTCCAGTTCAACGAGGCCCGTCTGGTATTCCGTCATGCACACGTCCAGACCGTTTGTGCCGTCGTAGGCGGTGCTTTGATAGTAGACCGTGAGTGGGGTTGCGGCAAATATTGTATTGACCGCCGTCAAATAGGTCGATGTATCCCCGCTTGTTGCTCCTGCCTCTACAAGTCTTTCGATTGATAAAACGATACTTATAGCGCCAGTGTCGGAGTCAGCGGAATACACACCCTCATTCGTTGCACCGTATGCAGATTTTGCATATCCGAGCAGCCAATCCGACGCAATAGGAGAGGCTGGCGCTGAATCATAAATTCTATAAAATCTGGCGTATCCGCTGCCAGCATTGTTGGAAAAAACAAATCCACCTGCGCTAGAAAGCACAATCCGCTTGTCGTAGACGCTTTTCACTCGTGCCGAACATTTGTCCTGCGCCGCGCCTACGCGCCGCAAGGGACGCGGAACAGGCAGCGTAACCAGATTCTTATTTATGATTGCGCTGCTTATCCCGATCAGTTCCACAGGCGCGTCCACGGTGCCGCCTTGTGGCGTGTCTCCCAAAAACACGCTTTGCGGCTCTGGCCCATTTTTCACAAGCTCCCAGCGCGGATTGCGCGCAGGCCCGTAAATTTCAATCGTACATGGACTATCCTGTCCGCTTGGGTTTTGCAGCAAAATGCCCGGCGCGGTACTGTCAACATACCTGTAAGGGTATGTGTAGGTGTACCGCTTGGCCGCCGTGGTATCCGAATATGGTTCAATGCGCAGCGTGGAGTACCACGGCCCCAAGCGGTAAAAATCAACATCTGTTTCCGCGTATTCGTCAACGGGCGTTATTTCTTCTTTTTCCATGACAGACACGCGAACGCTGGTAAAGTACCAAACATTTTTCGGCTTATACGCCAGTGTAATAGGGCGCTTTGCAATGAATTGCAGAAATTCCGTGTATGGCTCCATGTCCATAAATGGAATCATGCCGGACACCGGGTTATATTGCGGCTGCTCGTCCACAACTACGTCGCATTGCCCGATTCTTACGGTTTCAAATTCGATTTCCATGCCGATGCCGCTTATATCCTGCAAGCATGCGTCCGGGCGCGTCAGGTCGAACTCCTCGCCCTCATTGTTCACCAATTTGATTTCACGCATGCCACGCCCTCCTTTCTGTTACACCCGCACCGGACGCACGCTGATTCCCAATCTGCGGTTCAGGTCGCGCGCGACCTTTTCCCCGTCGCGCGGTTTGTAGTTGTAAAAATTATTTGTCTGCTGCCCGATGCCACCGCCTGCGGGTGTGTTTTTCGCCTTGCCGGACAGCGGTGTAACCACCGCGCGCCCGTTCATCAGTTTTATATGCTCCGGGCCAGCTTCGGCCACAATGGCCTCACCTTCCTGCAGCACGCCTCCCTTTGCAAGGTATGGGATATTCGGGATGCTCGGAATACTCGGATGCCATGAGCCGCCGCCCAGCCAGTCCGGCAAATCAAAGCCGATTCCGTTGAATCCGCTTATCAGCTTGTTTACGCCGTCAATAGCCATATTCAGCAGGCCGATCACGCCATTAAGCGGAGCTTTTGCAATTGCCGTGAAGCTGTCGAAAATCCCCTTGAAAATCTTCTTAACACCTTCCCAAGCAAGCGACCAATTCCCGGTAAATACACCCTTTACAAAGTCTACGATGCCGGAGAATACCGTGCGAAGCGCGGTGAAGATATTGGATACATTCGCAAAAAATGCATTGACGAGATTCCCCAGCACGCCGAAACGTGTTGTCCAGTCCGTTGTAAACACCGCAGCAATCCACGCTGTAAGCTGCGAGAACGCAGCCGGTATTTGCACGGTGAAAATATTCGCCAGATAGTTAAAAAACGCCAGTGCGGCGGCCTGTATGTTCTGCCAACACATCAGAATAAAGTTTCTAAAATTCTCGTTTGTGTTCCACAGGTAAATCACCGCAGCCACTACCGCAGTGATCAGCGTTATAATGATCCCGAACGGATTTGCAGATATAACACCCCACAGTGTCTTTATCCCCTTTGTAAGCGCCGGAATTTTCCCGGCGATTGTTCCGCCCAGCGATATAACCGAACTAACGCCCTGTGCAAGTTTCCCCAGCGTGATAAGTACCGGGCCTATGGCCCCGACTACGGCCACAAAGGCCAGTATTGCAGTTTGTGCCCCCGGGCTTAACTGGTTAAATCTGTCCATGACGTTCTTAACATACTGTGCCAGTTTCAGCAGCCAAGGGCCGACCGTTTTCGCAATAGTTTCCCCTACGTCATGTAATGCGACTTTCAGCGTTTGCTGCGCACGCGCAGTGTCGTCCACCTCGTCCACGATCATGTCGTAAGTGCCTTGCACCGCGCCCTCGCTATTTTTCAGCGCCTCCACATATTCGTCCACGGCGAAGCGCCCGCCTTGAATCGCGTCTGCAAGATCAGGGCCAGCTTTTGCTCCAAACACTTCAATTGCCATCGTGGATGCCGTTGCGAGGTCTGGTGCTGCCGCGATTTTATCAAGTACGTTCTGGAACTCCACAGAAGCGTCTTTCCCCTCCGCCGCCCAGTTTGAAATAGCTTTTTTCATACCACTGAATGCGATTTCGGTATTTACGCCTGCTTTTTCCCAGCCTGCAAACAAAGCTATGCTTTGCTGCGTATCAAGTCCCAGTTGGCGCATTGGCGCGCCGTACTTTGCGAGGTTGGTTGCCAAGGTGTCCACGGAAATGCCTGATTTTTGCCCCGCAACCGTCAGTGAATCCAATACAGAGCCGTAATCTCCCGCAGCGATTCCCGCGTCTCCCATAGCCCTTGTAACGAGCTGCACAGACGCGTTCACATCTGTACCGTTTACCTTCGCATATTTCAGGAACGCCTCGCTTGCATCCCGCAAAGCATCCCCCGTGAACCCCAAACGTGTGTTGACTTCGCCCACAGCCGCGCCCGCGTCTGCAAACTCGCCCGGAATCGACGTGGCCACCTCATTGAAAACATCACCCAGCGCGGCAGCTTCTTCGCCTGTCGCACCTGTTTTTTGCATCACCAAATCCAGTCCGGCGTCCACATCATCCATGGCCTTGACGCTCAAAGCCGCAAAGCCCGTGACAGCAGCCGTTGCAGGCAGCAGGCTTTGCCCCGCCCCCGACATTTTCTCGCCAAACTCGTTTACTTTGCCCGCCGCTTCTTGCATAACTTGCTTTGCAACGCTGCCAAACTCTTTTTGTTTTTCCTTGAGATCATCGAGGCGCTGTTCTGTATTTATAAGCTCCCGCTGAAAATCCAAATATGCGCCCCGGTCGATAGTGCCCGCCGCATATTGCTGTTCAATCTGGCTTTGCGCCTCACGCAAAATATTCAGCTTGTCCTTGGTGGCTTCAATGCTGTCGGCAAGGATTTTTTGTTTCTGTGCCAGCAGATCGGTGTTGCCCGGGTCGAGTTTTAACAGGTTATTTACTTGCTTCAGCTCGCCTTGCAAATTTCTGCTGGTGCGTGTTACGCCATCAAGCGCCTTTCCCAGTTTTGTGGTATCGCCGCCGATTTCAACGGTGATTCCCTTAATCGTCTTTCCTCCCGCCATCTATGTCACCACTTTCGTTTTTCTTCCCGTACTTCTCCCGCAGCTTTCCCACATCCGGCTCCACTTGTTCCAGCCTCCATGCGTTGCGCAGGTATTCTTCCCCTTCCTCTGTTTTGCTGTACATATACACCACCGCATCATGCAGGAGCGTCCAGTACACAAAAACATCCAATTGCACCACATCGAAAACGGAGATTCCCGCATAATCCGCCACAACCTTTTCTTTCAGTGTGGCGATATCATACGGGATATCATCCTCGCCGCCTGCGGGATAATACGGGATTTTCAGTTTGGGTCGTTCTTTTTCTCCCCTCTTATCCAGCCCATATAATCGTCAAGAAGTGCCATCATCTGGTCTGTGTCCATCATTTCCAGCACGTCCTCGGGTGTGATTCGCACCTTTTCCCTGTTTTTGCTCAACAGGCGGGACACACATTCCGCCAAATGCGTGGTTTGCTCGGTTTCGCGCTTCGCCAGTTCTTCAAGCTTGCACAGCACTTTCAGCTTTGGCGGCTCCACGTGCAGCGTGCGGCCGTCCGGCTTTTTAAATTCCCAGTATCTTTTTGGGACATTCGCTAAGGCAAACATGTGCCGTCCTCCTTACTCCGCCTGCACTTCTTCGTCGAAAATAATCAGCGTTCCCTCTGCGTCCAGCGGCTCCGCCGTGATTTCCGGGTCAACGGTCGTTTCTTTGTCCTTGGCAAAGGTGATGGAAACGCCGCCCTGATTCTTCCCGGTCACAGTGATACGGATTTTCTTTCCGTCGTCTTTGGTGTGCACAAAACGCCAAAGATACTTTTTGCCGTTCGCGTTTTTAATGCCGCCGATTTTGTATGTCACCTTACCCGCCGTTGTGCTTTTGCGTGCCGTGGAAATCAGTGCCTCCAGCACGTTCTCCGCCCATGTGATAAGGCCCAGCTTCATGGTTGCGACTTCTTCCGTCAAAATGCTTTTTGTAACGCGCTTGAAATCGTCCGACGCTTCATAAAAGCTCGGCTTGTATTCGATAGACGCACCGCCCTTGATATGGCCTGCGCGTTTTTCCTCAACTTCCAGCGTGGAATCTTCCGGGACGGTCGCACCGTCAAATTCTGTATAGTACAGATCGCCCGAACCCAAAATGATTTCTTCCTTTTTAGCCATTGTTTCCGCTCCTTTCTATGAATGAAAAATTGTAATAAACAACTACTAGTGAACCATCCTCCAGCACGGCCTCGTCCGCCGTGTACTCTGTGCCATGCAGCGCAGCCTCCACGATCTTCTCGCTTTCGTCGTCCTCCGGTAGGTGGTACAGTTCCAGTGTCACATTGCGCAGGCGGAGAAAGTTTCTTTCGTCCGCCCCGTACCCTTGCCCGTCCGCCGCGCGCCAGACAATGTAAGGCGGCGGCGTAGAGCGCAAGCCCCCGGCCTTAAACGCGCCGCGCCTGTGCTTGATGCCCGTTCCGTCCAGCAAGGAACGCAATTCGTCGATACTTTTTATTTGCTGCATAGTTCCTCCGCCTTTTTGACGAACTCCTCAACGTGCTTTTTCTCGTTCGGGGCTATATGCGGATGCCCCGGCACATATCCGCCATTCGGCCCCGCATGCCCGTTTTCAAGCAGGTGCGTGCGCTGGAAATTCGTTGCGTTATGCACAACGGCGCGGGTATTCCCGCGCCCGTAGTGCTCTTTCTTAATCTTCCAGCCTTTTTTATAATCGCCTGTCCGCTCCGGGCTGTCGTTTACAATATCCTGTTTCAGCGCCTTGGCTTCTTCGTCCACAAGCTCGTCCAAGCCGTCCGCGATATCTCCCGACCAGTCTTTCAGTGCGCTTGTGATTTCCGCCGTGAGGTCAAATTCCGCCATACCATCCCGCCTCCTGCGCCATCGAAAGCGCCGCCAATGACAGTTTGATGTATGGGCATCCCGGGTGCGCCGGGTCGTCTCCGCGCATGTGCTGCGCCTGTTCGATTTGATACAGCAGAGGTTTCCCGGCCTGCCTTATCTCCACAAATTGCCCGGCGTTCACCCCTTGTACCATCGGCACGGAAATCGAACGCGATAAACGCACTTGCGCCTGCTTGGCCGCAAAATACCGAACCGCGCCCACAATTTCTTCCCGATACCGCAGATTTTCATAAACCTTTGCCGGGGCCTCTCCATCCATGGAATCCCAAATTGTACACAGCCCGTCGTTAAAGCTGCTGGCCGTCGTCCTGTTTTGGTTTCCCAACGCCGAACGCCTCCCTTAACCGCAGCGCCGTTATTTCGCCGCTGAAATTCTCAAAAAACAAATCACGGCATCCGTTGAGCGTATACCGGCAGAGGTCAAAAAGCAGTTCCTTGTGCTCCTCGTCCTCAAAATCCAATTGTGCGCACCCTGCACGTTTGCACAGGGTGCGCATAGACGCTTTGACAATAGACAGCATTTTCTCCCGGGCCTTTTCGTCCAGTTCCCACGTGATATCTTGACGGTTTACCCATTCTTCCAGCAAAGTGGTTTCAAGTAGCTGTCCCATGGTTTACTCCTTATTTCCCGGTTTCGCTGGCGGACTGTTTCACGTTCACGGTGACTTCATCCTGCTGCACCTTTACAGTCAGTGCATACGGTTTCAGCGCGGACACGTCCAGAAGCACGAATGCATATTCGTCCATCGGGAAGCCTGCGCCGAACAGCTTTGCCATGTAAACGCGCTCGTCCTCGATAAAGCGCACGCTGTCGTCGTAGACAATATTCGCCTTGCGCGGGCTACCCAGCGCCGCAAAATACTTCTTGGCAATGCCGATTACCGCCACGCCCTTCTCCAGCGCCGGGGTCTGGATCATCTTTGCCGGGATGGGCAAAACGTCGTGGTTAAACGTGCCGTCCGTGGCGCGCGGCGTGGTCGCGGGCATAAACTTCTCCCAGTAATCGAACGGATTCACCAGCAGTAGCAGGCCGTTCACCGGGCGCGCGTGCTTGTCGTCCTTGTTCAGCGGATCGCGGGCCAGTTTCGCCACGATCTTGCCCAGTTCCTCGGCCTCAAGCGACGTCAGTTTCACAGCGGTCATGCGAGGATATACGCCGCCCTGCACATTCGCCGTGTCAGAGACGTCGCGCGTCATGCCAATGGGCTTTTCCTTGCCGTCGCCATCTACAATGCCCACCTCAAGGCCAAGCGCCACAGCTTCGGACAGCGTGGCGCGCACATATGCGTCCATCCATGTGGGGCCAAGTTCCACCAAGTCCTTACTGATGGGCATATACGCCGAAAGTTTCAGCAGCATGGTGTCCACAGCGTCGAACGCGCCCTCCAGTTCTGCCGCGATCGCGCTTGTGATTTTGCCCCACACGGCGGTCTGCGCGCCCTTTTTGTTCACCAGCATTTTAATTGCGCCGTGGGTGTTCATAAAGGTGATTTCATCCAGAAGCGGATGCGCGCGCCGGATATCGTCCATCACCGCGTCGATCACGGTTTCCGGCAGCGTTACTTCCCAGTTTGTCGGCGCGCCAGATTGCGCCGCCGCAACAACGGAATTCCCCAAATCGGTGTATGCCTTGATTTCCGCGCTTGTAAGCATGCGAACGCCACGGCTTGCCAGTACGGTTGTGTCGTGGTTTTCAACGCTCATCGCCTCGGCGGCCTCGGCCCTGATTCCCTCCTCGGTGATTGTGCTGAACGCCACAAACGCTTCTTGGATTTTCTGCTCGTCGCCGCCCTTCATGGCGCTGGCGAGGGCCTGCGCGGCCTCCATTTTTTTCTGTTTGATCTCGTCTTTGTTTCTCATGTCGTTTTACTCCCTCACATTTCTGCCAGCTTCATCAAAATTTCCGTCAAGTCCCTGCTGGCGGCAGGCTCGTCGGGTTTCTGTTCTTCCTGTTTTCGCAGCGGTATGGTGTACAGTGCAGCCGCCACAGCCCGCAGCGCGGCTGCCGCGCTGTACGCTGTTGCCTGCTGCGGGGCCGCGTCTGTTTTCGCCTGCGCCTCCTGTAATCTGCGCATAGCCTCCTGCGGGTCAATGTCATATGCGGCCAGCTCGTCCGCCAAGCCGCATTCTATGCATTGCTCCGCCGTCAGCCATGTGCCCTCGTAGCCGTTTGCGTCCATAAGCTCCACCAGCCGCTCCTCCGTCATGCGCTCCCCCGCGTGACGCAAGATTGCGGCGCGGAACGCGGTGTCGATGGTATCCAGCGCATCCGCCGCGCTGCGAAGCTGTGCGGCATTGCCCGCCACGCTGTCCCACGCGTGGTGCACATACGCCACCGCGCTTTTCGGCATAACAACCTGATTGCACGCGGACGAAATCGCGGTGCATACAGAGCAGTTGAACCCGTCCACATACGCCACCTTGCGCGCCGGGTGTGCTGCAAGCTGGTTTGCAATTGCCAGCCCTTCCTTGACGCTGCCGCCCGCGCTGTTGATATGCACCTCTATGGTGTCAGACTTTGACACCGCTTCAAGCGCTTTGCGGAAATACGCCGCGCTGGTTTCGCTCGTGTGAAACTCCCACGATTCCGGGTCGATATCGTAGCCGCCGTGCACAGGGTCGTAAATGTACAGCTTGTGCGTTACGCCCTCCCCGTTTTTATCCGTCCGTGCCTCTGCTTTAAAGCTGATTTTCAGCGCCATTGCTTGCTTCACCTCCTCCCCCGTCTTGCTTCACAGGCTCGTCGGCGGTCGATGCCGTGCCGCCGTCGCCCCAGTCGTAGTTCTTTGTTTTTGCGTACTCATTTGCCCAAGCCTCGGGGATCTCCGGGTCGCCTACCTTCCGCCTCAATTCGTTGGAATTGTAAAGCCGGGCGGCGATCAGTTTGTCCGCCTTGTCTGCAATCTCAAAAATATCCACGTGCTTGACGCAGTTCACGTCCAGCATGGCATAGTTACCTTTTATGGCTTTTTCGCCGTACTTTTTGCGCGTGATCTCCTGCCCAAGTTGGCACGTAAGGGGCGCGACGGCGTTTGACAGCAGGCCCTCCGCCGCATCCTTGGACAATCCCGCCTGTCCCGTGAATATTTCCTGCGGAATTTTGTACGCGTTGCACGCCCGGGCAAATTGCTGCACGGTCAATTTCTCAATTGCGGACATTTCGCTGGCGCTTTGAATCGCCGCGCCCGTTTGCGGTGTGTATTTGTAACCCTCCGTCAGCGGCAGCACGGCGTTTTTAGCTTCAAAATAGGCTTTGAAACGCTCATTCATCAGCGTTTCCAAGTCTTTTTCAAAGTCTGGGTCGCCGCTGGCCTGCGCGCCGATCTCCAGCGTGCCCCGCATGCCTCCGGCGCGCTTGTAGTTCGACGCGCTTGTGCGCAGCATATCGCCGTAAAGCGCCCCCAGCTCGCCCAGCATGGCCCGTGCTTCGCTGTTTTGCGTGGTGATATAAATTACCTCGTCGGAGGTCAAACGCCGTTTTATGGCCGTGTCTCCGCGCAGGACGATGCCGAAAAACTCATCCGGGGCCGTGGCGTGTTCCACGCGCTGGAAGCTCTGCGCCACCAGCATTTGCCCGTTCACCTCTACCAGAAGCGCCTCGCCAAAGTACAGCGCCCGGGCGAAAAGCTCCCGCCTTAGCTGCATGGCGTTCTGGTTGATATTCGGCTGCACGTTCCACGCGTAATGCTCCAGCCCGTGCAGCTCTTTGTTTTTGTGGAATGTCCGCACCTCTGCGCGGGCAGCCGTTTCCGCAATCAGATTTACACACGAAAAAATCGCAAGCTCCATCACTGCCGCGCGCGCTTCTCTTTCGCTGTAACTGGCCGTGCTTACGTGGACAATCGGAGCGGCTGCATCCTGTTCTCCGCCTAAAAACGTGCTCCTGATAAATTCAACAATCCGCGTGGCCGTCCCCTCCTTCCTGTCAGCGTAAAAAACAAAGGGCGAAAAGCCTTTCAGCTTCTCGCCCTCACCGTATCACATGTTGAGGCGGCAAAAACAGGAAGTCCACGCCCAACCGCCCCGCTTTGATGAAAAAGAAAAGGCGCAGCCCCTTCGGCTGCGCCCGCGCGCCCATTACCCGGCGCGTTTATCCCTGTATTTCGGCCCGTACTTGGTGATTGCGTAATACTGCACCATGTTATAAATCTTGCGCATATCATCCGCCGCCACCCATTCCAGCAGTTTATTTATCAATTTCAGATAATGCTCATATGTCATTTTTTCTTCCATGCTGTGCTCCTTTCCGCCCATTGCGGGCCTATCGCTTGTGAAGCACCCGAAAGCGTGGTATAATAGATTTACCGCTCTTTCGGGTGCGGTGTGGATAAGGCATTGCCCGGTGATTTCCAGTCGATGGGCAGTGCCTTATTTTTTTGTCAGTCGCTTGTGCAGCTCGTCAACCATTTTTTCAAGCAATTCCGTCTTTGTCTTTCCCGTAATTTCCGCGCACTTTTGAAACTTTTTCACCGTCGTTTCAGTTGCTCGGAGCGCAATCTGCCTGTTTTTTGGTTCACTTCCTGCAATCGGCCGTCCCATTCTTGGCGACACCGTATCACCTCCAATTAACGCCTAGGCATAATATAACATATGTCTAGGCGTTAGTCAATAGGCAAGCATAAAAAACCAGCGGCCCCGCTTTGAGCCGCTGGTTTCTTGTCTTATCGGTTCGCCTGTAAACGCTCCGCCAATGCTTCACGCAGTACGCCGGATACGTTGATTTTTTCCCGGGCGGCTTCTCTGTCCATCCAGTTCGGGATCGTCACATTTCGGCGCACCATTTTGTTGTCGTTTTTTCTTCTGTACTCCTCAAAATCCACGTCCACAAGGGAAACAATTGTCTTTCCATCTTCGGCAAACGTACCGTTTTCCGGGTGAATTGTTTCCATGCTCGACGGCGCGTGCAGCGTCTCGCCCTTATCCTCCAGAAGTACGCCGCGCTGCCCTATCGCATCACGCGCCATTTCTATGGCATCCGCCATATCGGTTCCCTCTGTCAAAATCTCCAAATCCGGCACTTCGACAAGAACCGCGCCCGCCGTTTGTGTGAACAAAACCGGGTATATTCTTTTTTTCATTTCGCAGCCTCCATTGCTTGTGTCTGGTTCAGTTTAGTGTTATTCGTATAGTATATTCATCCGATGGGTGGGGGCTTAGTCCAGCCCCCACTTTTTCAGGATTGCTCTTGCTAATCTCTCGTTTATTTCTGTGTGTCTCGGAACCTGTTCTATGTCCTTGCCTCTGGTGTAAACATCGTGGTTTCCGCCGTTCCGTGCCAACTTGAAGCCCGCATTTTCAAGTTTCTTTATCAAGTCCCGCCGCTTCATTCTTTGCGCTTTCCCCCTTTCTTCCTTTGATTATATTATACACATTTAGTGTGTATATGTCAATAGCTTTTTTGAAAATAAAGCAGCACCGGGCCAATATTTTACGGCCCGGTGCTGTTTTATCCGTAGGTATACACGCCCAAGTTCCTGGGCCGCTGCTGCTGGTACGGTTCCAGCCTGTCCGATACGATGAACGCAGCCACAAACGCCATGAAGCCGTCCGTTTTTCGGCTCTTGGGTTCGATTTTCTCAAAGGTGACATTGCCTTTTTTATCCACAACTTGCTTTGTATTCCCCACATACCAGCGCATAAGGCTGTTTTCTCCCCATATTATCGCGTCGGCGTTAAACGCCTTTTTCAGGCTTGGGGCTATTGCGGATTGCTCCGGCAAGTACGTCAATTTGTAGTTTCCGTCCTCTTTGCCTTTCTGCGGAATAAAGCCCGCTGCCTTTAAGTATTTGCCTATGAGCGTGAAGCGGTAATGGTCTATCGCGCCGTAGATGAATTTATATTTTTTCCGCTGCTCTTGCAGCCAGTCCACCACCAGCGACGGCTCCATGTCCGGCTCGTCAACAAACGTCAGGTGTCCGCGCTGCTCCGCCTCTGCAAGCGGGTATTGGATTCGGTGCAAATCCTTGCTGTGCTTGCACACCCATGTGTGGGTAATCCAGTAATACGTTCCGTCCACAAGGAACAGCAGGCCCGCCGCCATAAAGTCCGATGTACTGGCGTAGTCAATCCCCCACACGCACGGCTTGCCCGTGAGGTCTGGCACCTCCCGCGCCGTAGCTTTCACATGATCCCAGCTTGTCACCTCCGCGTCCTTATCGCCTTGCGGGCGGTTCATCCGCTTTGTCATAAATCCCGGATGCCCCACAGGATCGTCCAGCCATTCGGCGTACTCCAACATAATTTCGTCCATGAGGTCGCCAAAGTATTGCAGGCTCGGATTTGCCTTGTGCCAGTTCTTCGGGTCTCTGGCCTCGTCGTCGCTGTCCAAGCGGCAGATAAACGGCAGCATGCCGCCGTCCTCCTTTTCCCCGGCGAGAATCGCAAGGGCCTTTTCCAGTGTTGTGTCCAGCGGGCCGTCTCGCACGTCGCCTTGCGTCGTTACGATGGTGCGGCGCGGGTGCGGCACCTTACCCAATCCCGTAACCGCTACGTCAATGAGCTTCGTGTTTTCATAGGCGTGGAACTCGTCAAAATTCACTTTGCCCGGCCGGCCGCCGTCCTTTGTACCGGGTGCGCGGGTGTGGTATTTCCATGTGCTGCCCGTCGCCTTGTTGGTGATGCTCTCTTTCGTCCAGTCGAATTTACGGCGCATTTTCGCCTCGTTCGCTTCAAGCACTTGCGTGCGCACTTCTTCAAACGATGTTTTCGCCTGTTCCTCGGACGTTGCAAAGTCGTCGATATTGTACGCCGGAATGCCGTTCACAGGTGTAAGCAGCGCGAAATTTTCAAAGGACAGATAACCATTTTTGCCCGCGCCTCGCCCTACCAGTATAAACAGGATGGGAAAGCGCGGGCGTCCATTTGGGCGATATGTGCAGCAGTGGAGCGCAAAACAGAATTTTTCCCAAGGCAGCAGCCGAAACGGGAAGTATTGCTGCAGGTCGAAGTACCGGGCCAGTTGTTCCTCGTCAACCTGTATCGTTTCTTTGCCGTCGAGGATTTCCAGCCATTCGATAAGCGCTATCTGCTCCCGGCCCACGAGCACGGGCGCGGCGCGTACTCTTTCCGCATATTCCCGGATCGCGGCGCAATTAAAGATTCCCGTCGTCATCCGGCGTTTGCACCTTCTCCGTGGTCAGGCCCATTTGCTTTAAAATATCAAGCATGCGCTGGTTGTACAGCACGGCCAGCTTAGCGCAGTCGTTTTGCTTTTTGTACTTTTTCCCCGCCGCCGATACTGCATCGACCATCAGCCCGTTTTTTCGCACGTCGGCCTGCGCTTTCTTCATCTGCTGGTAAAAAAACACGTAATCGTCCAGCATTGCCTTGAATGTGGGCGTGTCCGCCCCCTTGGCTTTCAACTGCGTTTCCAAATCCGCCTTGATTTCACGAACCGATGCCACCAGCACCGCCTCCTCCCGGTTTTTAAATTTCGGTCTCGTTTTTACGAAAAAATGCGGTTTTTTCACCGCTTTTTTCGCAAATTCCTTTGTACCCGCGCGCGTATGCTCCCCCAATTTTCCCTCGCGCACGCGACGAGGGCGGAAAGTCGGGCATCCCCCTCGGTCTTTCCTAAGCCGCTTTGGGATACCCCATAGGGGGCGGGGGGCTACCAACGTTCTGGATATTTTACCGCCGCCGCTTTGTGATGTTCGTGCCAATGGCAACTATCGCAAAGCACCTCCAAATTCCTTTTGCCCCCCGGTGTGTATTCCATCAGGGCAAGGTCTGGCCGTTCCCTTACCCTGTTGACATGGTGTACTGTCAGATATACCACGCTGCCGTCCTCCCGCCTGTCGCCCTCTGTCACAATCAAGCCGCGCGCTTTACAGCGCTGGCACTCTCTGTGCTGGTTCCGCAGCGCACGCGCACGAGCACGCAGCCACAGCCCGGATGTATAGAATTCATGCAGCCTGTCCTGTGCTATAAGCTCCAGTATCCAGCACGCAGGCCACTTGTTCGGGTCGTATTGCATGGCGCGCTCTCTCCTCTATGCTATCGCCTATCTATGCGGCAAGGAAAGGAACAGCGCCCCTATAACCCGCACAGTCTGTCAAGCGCCTGTGTATGCTTATCCCTCGCCCACCGCTCCGATCTGTCCATCTTTTCGCCCACGCGCTCCAGACTATCGCCGTTTATGTAATGCAGCACCAGCACCGCGTTTTCGCTCGGGTCTTGTATCCGCCCAATCAGCGCCAGCACTTCTCCGCGCGTGCGCAGGCTCTCCTCCACATTCCGTGCTATCTCCTGTTCCAGCTTTCCAATGCTTTGAGCCGCGTCCGCCGCTTCTGCGCCCTGGCACTGCTCCAGCATTCGGCGGCGGATGCGTAACTGGCGCAATTCTCCGGCCATCTGCCGCTCTCTCACAATCGCGTCACGGTATCGCATCAAGCTGGCTTTCATTTCTTCCCGCTTCATTCTCGTTTCTCCGCTTTGTGCCTCTGGCGTGCAAGCTCTTTCCGCGCCCGTCTGTCCTCTCTGCGTTTCTTTTCTTCCGGGCCTGTGAGCCTGTCAAAAATGCGGTTGACACGTTCCCACAGTAGTGCAATAAGCATTGCTGCAATGATTCCAATTGCCGCAGCAATAACCAGCGCGGCCGCTACCGCAAGCAGCGCCATAAGCAAGTGCATGCAGATGTCAAACACGTACAAAAAAGATTCCAGCATATCTTTTCCTCTTTTCTCACGTTGCAGGCGCAAGGAATGCCGCTTTGGTTTCCCGTGCAATCCTGTCTTGTGCGATATTAAAATATCTCTCGTCAATTTCAAACCCGATAAAGCGCCGCCCTGTTTTAACCGCAGCCACTGCCGTGCTGCCGCTCCCAACAAAGCAATCCAGCACCAAATCGCCCGGCGCGCTGCTATTGGTTATAATCCGCTGCATAATTCCAAGCGGCTTTTGCGTTGGATGTGCTTTTTCTCCATCCGAAACACGCGCGCCGGAAGAAAACGCCTTTTCCGTCCATACATTCGTTTCTCGTCTGATTGTCTGCGAATTTACAGCCCCATAAATCATCAGTTCGTGCGTATTTCGGTAAAAATTCCCGGCACCGCTCATTTTGTCCCAAACAATCATATTGCGCACAGGTAGATAGTCTGCAAATATCGGGTAATAAAACGCATATCCGCGCCAATCGCAAAAAATATAAAACTCTCCGTCCTCGGATAATATGCGTGCAAATTCCTGCGCAAGCTGTGCGAAAAACGGGCGGCTGATTGCCAAATCGTTGAACGCGCCTTTCTGTCCGTTGTGCGTAAACCCTTGGAAGTACGGCGGATCAGTCGCTACCAGCTTAACGCTTCCTGTTTCTATTTTTTTGATACCCTCCAAGCAATCCATATTGTAGATTCTGTTCGTTTCCAGCATTTCGCCGCCCCTTTTTCGTCTATTCGCACTTGTGCGGTTTACCGCATGCGTTATCACATGTTTTTAAATTCGTTCCACGGTATGGGCACCAATGGTATTGCGCCGCTTCTTCCGCGCTGATCGGCTGATATTCGCAATCTTCTTCTTTCCATAACTGCCCGGCCTGCCCTTCTGTCAGAGGCCCCACAATCAGAAGCCGCCCGGCATCCTCCGCGTGTTCCCAACGTCCCCGCCGAATTTTGCCCATGTAGTATAAATCCCGCACCCGGCGCGGTTGTCCGATTTCCGCCTGTGCCGTCAGATGCAGCATATCCCCCGGAAAAGTGAGCAGGCGCAAAACGTCGTGCGCATGATCCTGCCACTTTTGGCAGTACAGTTCCCAGCTTTCGCCCCAGTCTGCCGTATACGGCAGCATTCCGGCCATGTACCAGCATGCACGACGCACGGCACTGTCGCCGCCGTTCTCTACTTCCCAGCCCACGGCCTCATATTCTCCGCTTTGGAGGCGCTGCACGATCAGATGCGCAGGCATCAGGGCGCGGTGCGCTTTCTCCCAATTAGCGATTTGTTCCTCCGTGGCCGCGCTCCCCAGCCACCACTCCAAAGCGGCACGCGTGCCCATGTCCTTGTGTAGGCGCGCCCAAAATAATATTTGTTCAAGCATATTTTAAACCTCATTTCCCCAACAGTCCCAGCCCGGCGCATACTCTCTCGCAAAAAGTTCTATACGCGGAACGTCTCCCATAAGCTGCACTATACGTGTGCGTGCTTCTTCTGGCTTCTGGCTGTGTTCCCGTACCTCCGAATCTATTACGCTGTGTACACTTGCGCAGACTCTTTTCGGGGTTCCTTTTACCGCTAAAAGACATACTTCCGAATTACTCCGCGTCCAATGTCCGCACCCCCAGAAGTACCTTCCTCGCTTTGTCTTTTTAACCCAATTAAACGCAATGGTCTTGTATTGGAATCCCCATGCCTCAATTGTCGAAAGCCCTTGCTTGAGGTTTGGAAAAGTCACCCACAAGAAAAGCGTGCAATCGGCGTCAGCAAGCCTTTTCACAGGTAAATTTTCTATTTCTTCCGTCGCCATCGTCGCATAATGTTTTTTTGCCGCCCCCCGTCCGCCTTGCACATAACTCCACGGCGGGTCTGCGTATATCACTGAATACCTTTGTTGCGTGCTCCAAATATCAACCTTCCCACTACCGCCATCCCCCTGTCTCATTCCAGCGTTTCCACAGGGCATCAAGTAGCGCATGCTCTTGCACATGCATGATCGGGTCTGCCTGCAAGTCTATGGCATGCCGGATAAATCCCAGCACAATGGCCGGCTCGGATATGGCGTTTGCGCTGTGCGCCGCTATCGGCTCGGATTTCTCCGACGCCCGCGCCTGCGGCAGCTCGTGACGGTCACACCGCGTCACCCTGTCCGACTTTTCCGTGCATTCATCCCAGTGTGCGCACGTATAACACGCGCTGGTCGCGTGTTCCGGGTGCGGTTCCAGCGGCAGCTCCTGCGGTTGGAGTTCAAGTTCCGGCCCTTCTTCTTCGCCGCCTTTGTATTCCGATTCCCAACCGGATGTATTTTCAAGCGCTGTGCGCATTTCCGTACATGCGTTATCACATGTGGCCGCGTTGTTGCAATTGGCACAGCATCCCGGACACCCCGCTGTCGCGCCGTCCCGGTAATAGCCCGCCAGATTTTCAGCGTTATCGCAAAAACATCCGCTTACGGGGCATTCACGCTCGGCATAACGTGCAGCAAGCTCTTTGCGCTTCTGCGCCTCCCTTTCCTCCCGCGCCTGTTTCTCGGTAATTGGCTGCGACGCTTCGGCGTGCCGTTCCTGCTCCTCTTTCGGCAAGCCCGCGAGCTGATACGCAGCCGAAAACGCCAGTGTGCCGTCCTTGATGCGCTCCATCAGTTCCGGAATCAGGTTTTTGTTGACCGCCTCTAACTGCGCGATCTTGGTTTCACTGATTTCCAGCAAACGGGCCATAGCTGTGCGCAGTTTCCCCTCTGTCAGGGGCACGCCGTTGACTTCGCGCACGCCGCCCGCCCTCAACTCTTGCAAGCAGTTTTTGAGCTGCGCCACTTCTTCCAGCAGCGTGGCCGCGTCCTTTACGCGATAACTATTCGCCATTATCAGGTTCAGGCGCTCCTCGGTTTCCGTTTTGTGCTGTTTTATCTGGCACGTGACGAGCCGGAACTGCTCATTTCCTTGTTCCAGCAAAAGCAGCATGGCGCGCCAGCGGCGTTCCCCGGAAATTATGCGATAGTCGTGCCCTTCTTCGTCCGGGTCGTATGTCACAACGATGTTTTGCAGCAGGCCCGCCGTTTGGATATTCAGCGCCAGTTCTTCGATTTCGTGCACAGGATAAAAATTCCCGCTGTTCGGATATAGATTTGTTATCTCAATATCCTTCGTACGGAATCGTCCGCGCGGCTCCTCCCGCACGCCCGCCTTGCTTTGCTCATTCAGATTTTGCAATACGCTGCGCCCGCTCATTATTCGCCCTCCCCGGTTTTCCGTTTCTTGGCCGCGACGCGCGCGGCCTCCGCCACATACCGCGCAACTTGCCTGTATGCGTCACTGATTTTGCAGCGCGGGCGGTATGCTGGCAGCGGCATGCGCGCCGCTGTGTATGTTTCCCCTATGATACCGCGTGGAATGACCGCTGGAATCGCCCCCAAGCGCGTTTCACGCGCAAGCCACTCGTATACCTCCGCATGCTTTTTGCTCGCTCCTGCGGCCACCAGCAGGCCAACGGCAAACAAATCCGGGTTGAGCTGCCGCAGTTCTTCCAGCCGTTCCTCCGCATTCGCTACGGCATCCGCTTCAAGCCCGCCCGGGCGCATGGGTACGATCCACACATCCGCCGCCACCATAGCGTTAAGCACAGCCATATCCATGAGTAAGCCGCAATCTATCACAACATAGTCATACCAACCGCGCGCAGCGTGCAGAGCCTTGCGCAGGCGGTGCACCTGGTCTTGCACGGTGTCCTGCAAAATGTCGGCGTTTGTGTTCATCAAATAGCCATTCGCCGTGAGGATGTCGAAATAGTAGTCCTTCCGAAACCGTTCCAGCGTTACAGGCAGCGCAGCGGCGGTTATTTCTCTGTTCCCCTCCAGCACGTCCACGGTGCCGCTGTGCTCCGGGTCGTACCGCTGGACGAGCTGTGAGGCGTTCCCCTGCTGGTCTGCATCTATCAGCAATACGCGCGCCTTGTGCTCCTCTGCTAGGATATAAGCCAGAGAAACGGCTGTCGTCGTTTTTCCAACGCCGCCTTTTTCCGCTTGCACAGCAATTACAAACATGCTTTTGCCTCCTTTTCTGCTTTGGTCTTGTATATTGGCGTGTATCGTCCCTCTATGTAATCCAGAATAATGGCGGCTGCGGCCTCCCATCCCCGCGCCACCTCCGCCGCATACCCGGCGCGGCGCAATTCCTCAAGCCAGCGGTTCTGCTCTGCGCTTACAGTGCCGCCGCTGATTCGCTTCATTTCCACGAACAGGCCGCAATAAAAGCTGTTGTCAAAACCGCCGCCCGGGCGCTTTGTTTCAATCCATTTCGCTTTCGGGAAAAATATGTCCGGCACTCCGGCCTTTACGCCCTCCGCCTTGAACCTCGCCGCCTCCGCTTTGCCGCGCTTGCCGCCGTTCGGGATATGGAACATCAAATCCAATTCCGGGTATTTCCCGCTTTGAAACTGCGCCCATCGGAAAAGCGCCGCCTGTTCTTCCCCCTCTAATTGGCACGGGATTCTATACATATCCGCCCGCCTCCGATTCTCTCAATACTTCCAACGCCGCGCCGTCCCGCACTTCATAGGTGCGGTCGCGGAGCGCTTTTTCGATTACCCACACCTGCACGTCTGCCCCAACCACAAAAAGCGCGTCCTGTCCTGCGACACGCACTATGTCGCCCGCCTTGATTCGTCGCCCGTTGCAGTCCGTCGTATCCGTGTCAAACGGCATCGACCGGGCGCGGTCGTCCCAGTATTCCGACGCGCCGATTTTTCGCGGGTCATTTCCGTACCGTTCACGCCATTCCGTCAGGCTCTCGTTTACCGCGTCGAATTCCAAGCCCCAGCCCTTGCACGCATCCAAGGCTTGCTGCAGCATTTCTCCCTCCCTGCACGTCCACAGGATAAGGGCCGCGCCGTCCGCCCGTTCTTTCAGCGCCGCCTCGATTACGCGCCAGTTCGGCGCGCCGATTTCCGGCCACGCGCCCGGTTTACACAAACACCCGTCGAAGTCTATCGCAATTGCGCGGCGCAGCGGTATGTACTCTTTCGCTTCGCTCATTTTCTCGCACTCCCTTTCCCGTCTGCGAGGAATCCTGCAGTAGTAAACGCCGCTCCAAGCAGCGCGCCGAAAATCATTGCCGAAATTATGTGCATTTTCGTTTCCTCCTTGGTTTTGTCCTTTGTGTTCGCCCGCTGCCTGTCTTTATCAGCGCTCTGGCGGGCAGATTGTGTCGGCGTCCGCGTGCGTCCACGATCTCGCCCCATTCCTGCGGCCCGAGCGGCGTTTCTACGGTATACAAACGCGTCACGCGGCAAAAGCGCCCCGTAATGGGCGGCACGGGCATCCCTTCCAGTTTTGTGTATTGCACCGTTACTTCGTCGCCCAGCTCCGCCTTTTTCAGCAGCCGGGCGGATATGTAAAACTGCTTATTGCAGCAGTTCGCACGGGCGTTTCCCTCCAAATACCAGTACCCCGGGAATTTCTTTTCCATTGCCGTGCGGATCGCGTCGCGGTCTTTTGCCATTCGCCCCACGGCGGCGGCGCTGAACTTGGTGTAGCTCTTTTTTTCAACGGCTTTCCTTAACCCGACCGAAGAAATCCACTTTTTTCGACCGCGCGGCGCTTTGGTGGTGTAAAAGCCTACGCCGTTCAAAGCGTTTTCATCATAGTCCAGTTTGCGCAATTCATTGCGGTCGCCCAGTCCCCACAGCTTCTCCACTTCTTCCATGGACATGGCACCGTCAAAAAAAACATGGTGGTGGCACCTGATTCCTTTTTCTTCGTCCTCCTGCCACTCTATAACCCCCACGTACCTTGTGGGCGGCAACCCCAACCGCTTGCGGCGGCGCTGGATACGCCGGATATAATTTCGCATGTTGTTCAGCGCCTCGTTATAATCCAGCGGTTCGCAGCCTCTGCGGTATGTGAACGTGCACCAGAGATCGCGCGGGCCGAAATTCTCGTTGATGGTGCGCACGCATTCTTTCTGACTGTTTCGGTCGTTCAGGTCTTTTTGTGCCGCCGTGTTTTTCTTGCGCGGAATGGCCGCCGGAAGTTTTGTGAACTCCGGGTATATCTCCACTTCCAATTGGTTTCCCGCCCTGATTTCTTTTGTCGCGTGCACGCATTTTTTTCTGTCCCGCAATAACCGGGCCACTTCATCAGCCGCCAGCATTTCGCACGAATGTTCAAAAGCCGATTCATAGTCATACGGGACGAAATCTGTTTTCTTTTTTCTCTGTCCTGTTCCTTGTGTTTTCATCATTTCCCCCGTGGTTCACTTCTTAGGATTCGATTACAAGGCCGCATGCGGCCTTGCTTGGCCGCTGCTTTTTCTTGACGTTTACGGGGAAAAGCGGTATACTATATATGTACTGTACAGCCTCATTTTTCCCCGCAGTTGTCCCCGGGCGCGTTGCTACCGCGCCCGGGGCTTTTCTTTTCCTCCTTGGCCGCCCGGGAAACGTATCAACTTGCGGGCTGCGGCCTTTTCCCGCGCTATTGCTATATACTCGTTTTCAAATGCGTATCGCTGCTTGTCCGATACCGCCGCATGCTGCGGCACTCCTACACGGCGTTTATATTCCTCAAACGCGCGCGCCACTGGCTCGTCTGTCAACGAAAGCAGATACCCGTACCGGGCCAGCGTTCCAAACGGTGCGGCAGGGTCTGGCGTATGGTCGAAAATTCCGTTTTCCCACGCTTTGCGCTGGCGGGCCGCGTGGCGCTCCTGCCAACTTTCCCGGCGCGCCCGGCGCGAATAGTACGCCGCACGTTCTAAAGCGTAGGTGTCACGATCCCACATCAACCCCGAAACCGCTTGCAGCTTTTTGCAGGCGCGCGAAAGTTCGTGATTGCCGCATCAAGCGCGGCCATGTAATCCAGCGTTTCAAGCGCCAGCGCTTGAAGCTCCTTCACTTTTTCCGTGGCGGCATCTACTTTGCTTGTGTCAACTTCGATGGTTACAAAAACCTTTGTTGGGTCTTTCTTCGGCGGCGGACAGGTCAGGCGGGCCGCCGCCTCCCGGTACAGGCTTGCATCCTCCAAATTTGCGCGGTCTGCCAAATCCAGTAGCGCCGAAGCAATATCCCGCCCGCTCATATCCATATAGCTCGCCGCGCTGTCTCTCGCGTGTTCAATCATGCTGCTGGCTCCTCCTTTTTCGTTACCGTCACGGTTATAACGGCGTTCTCTTTTTTCGCCAAAATCTTCGCCAGCGCTTCATATACGCGCCGGGCATTCAGTGTTGTGCTCATAACGGCTCCTTTCTGCCCGCCTGTTAGGCGGGCTTTTTCTCTGTGGCGCGCTCCTCCATGCAGCGCGCCATATACCCCAAAACGTACATTTTCATATCGTTGGGCAGCTTTTCAAAATCCTGCGCCGTCTGCTCCACGATTTCGCGCTTTTCGGGCATGTCCTCGCCTCCTTTTCGTTTTGCGTTCCCGTTTCGGCCCTCCGTGGGCCATCATCGGCGGAGCGGATCAGCCCCGGACGGAGAACGTCATTGAACGAAAATGCGGCACACCCATCCTTTTTTCATTAGCGCCTCCTTTCTGCTTGTCCCGCTTTGGTTGAACAAGTTACGCCTCAAATCCGTTGAGTTTCTTAACTTTATGCTTATATTATAGTTGAGAATCAACACATTGTCAACACTTTTTCAACCTCTTTAGTTCCAATTCTCAACCGCAAGCAAAAACAAATGCCCCGGCGCTGCATTTCTGCAAGCGCCGGGGCGTATTTGATTCTGCTTTGGCATCCTATTCAATTGTGGAAATCTCGGGGAGCCACATTTTGGGGTTGAAATTCAGCGTGTACTTATACTTGTTGACATCTCCGGATGTGACGTCTTCCACCACATAGGTGACATTATCGCTCAAGCCGATAAAGTGTTTTTTGTACTCGCCGTTTTCATCTTCCACCACGATTTCCAGTTGATTGTCCTCTGTATCAGCAGTAATTGACATCTTTCCTGTCATCTGAAACAGCACGTCTCCTTGCAAGCAGTTTATTACTGTCACCTGCCGGATATCGTTGAAATTATCCGCCTGCTGTGACAGGTTGTAGGACACGCGCTGCGCCTCGGTTTCGCAGCCTGTAAACGCCGTGGCAATGGCTACCGCCAGTGCCAGTGTGGAAAATGTTCTTCTCATTCTTTTCATGCATTTACCTCCAATTCGCGCAACTCTCAATAATTACCTATGCTCTTTAATCGTTTTTACTGTCTCCATTCTTTTTTTCACACCGCTACGTAATCAGCCCATTCGGCCATAGTTTGAAAACTCTTTCCCATGCACCATTCCGGTACATTCGCCCGTGCAAGCGCCGTGGCAAACGGCGGAGGCACAGCATTTCCGCAGCGTGCAACCTGTGCACTTTTGGGATATGCCTTCCCGTAGCAATCAAACTCTATTTCATAATCCGGGGGAAAGCCCTGTGCATTGTACAATTCACGCGGCGAAAGCATGCGTAAACCAATGTCTACAATCTGATACTCTGTGCCGCTGATCGTTACCAGTCCGAAGCGGTCGCGGCTGGTAATTGTGTCCAGCGGCTCCGTAAGGCTGTGCGCCGTTCCCTTGCCATAATATTTAATAAGCAGTGCACGCACTTCCGCAAAGTGGCCCGCGCCTGCCGTGACGGTGTGCAGCGGCTCTGTCATTGGCTGCCCCGTACAGTTATTATTTAGCTGCACGATGTTGGCCGTACAAAGGCTGTTATGGTCTATCGCCGTTATGGTATCCACCGGGGCGTCTGCCGCGCTGCCCGCTCCTGTATATCCGCCCGCGTAATATTTGGACAAAAACGCAGTTACCGCCGCATGCTTCTGCCCGGACACTACCGTGCCCAGCGGTTTTTCCAAATCGAGGGCGCGCGGTGCCTGGCCCTTACGCTCTCCGTATCCCGTCTGTACCAACGTGGCCGCCGCCAAGCCGTAGCGGTTGGATGCGTCTACCGTTTGCAGCGGTTCCACGACATTCTGCCCCCGGTGTTCTCTTTTGCTTTGTTCGCTATGATACTGTATCAGCGTAGGGCATGCAACAAAGTGCCTATTTCCCGTGGTTACTGTATGTACTGGTTCTTCCGGCGAACTTCCTATGTTATTCTGGTTATTGCACATGATATAAGGAGTTACCACTCCAAACCCATGTTTTGCCGTAAGTGTGGGCAGTGGTTCTGTGATTTCCTGCCCTCGAAAACGTTCTCCTGCATGATTCACCTGAACAATAAACGGCTCCGGGTTTTCAACGACGAATTTCTGAATACCGCGCGCAATCCGGCGAAGCGTGTTTTCCGCCAGCGGTTTTTTTCTCTCAAATATGGATGGGCACGGCTGTGCCCAGTCGATGATTTCCGACGCCGTGCGCCATGGCCGCAGCTTTCCGCTTTGCACGGCGGCACTGCGCGGGTCGCCGTGTGTCGGCTGCGGCCATACAATTGGCTTCCCATCCCGGCGTGCAAGCAGGAAAAAGCGGCGGCGCGTGGTCGGCGCTCCGTAATCGCATGCTGTCAGCTCCCGCCATTCTACCGTATATCCCAGCTCCCGCAGTTCCTTCACGAACTGCCGAAAGGTTTCGCCTGCACGGCGCTTGTCCGGCACGAGCTGCTGTTCCTGATACGCTACGCGCTCCCCCGGCGCCGCCACAGTGCCGTCTTTTTTCAGCACCCGTCCTGTCTTTTTGTCGCGCGCGGCTGCCAAAGGCCCCCAGGTCATAAACTCCACAACATTTTCCATGCTGATAATACGCGGGTGCACTGTGCCGGCCCATTTCAATACAACCCATGCAAGGCCCCGTATGTTTTTGCTTACAGGTTTTGCACCCTTTGCGCGGCTAAAATGTTTGCAATCCGGTGAAAAGTGCGCCCATCCCACCGGACGGCCTGCGCACGCTGTGCGCGGGTCTACTTCCCATATGTTTTCGTTATAGTGCCTTGTATAGGGATGATTTTTCTTGTGAAGCGCAATAGCGGCTGCGTCGTGATTGATTCCAATATCAACCGGGCGTCCTATGGCAAGTTCAAACCCCGTGCTCCATCCCCCGCCGCCGCAAAATCCATCCACTGTGATTTCATCTGTAAAACAGGTTTGTGCGGTCATTACTGTGCCCCCATTTCCTCCAGCGCGGCCTCTTCTCCAATTTCCCACCGCAGTTTCATCTGCGCCGGGCACAAATCCACTTCCGGGCGTCTTTTTCCCGTCCAACGCAGCCCGCCAGCTTGTCCGACACAGCGCCAGCCCGCGGCGCGCAGGCTTGTGCCCGGCTCAGTGTCCAAGATATAAGTAATCAACTTGCGATAGCCCATAGCCCTTACAGCCCGCCATGCGGCAGCGTAGAGCATTGAGCATGCATTACGTGTCCCGTCCGTACAAAGACGGTTTACTTCCAGCGTCCACCCATCGTCAAGGTGCCTCGACACCGGACGCCCCACAATGGCTACGCCAACTATTTTTTCACCATCGGCGCAAGCTATTGAAAATTTGTGTCCCGTAACAGGCTTGTGGTGGCGGTGATTCTCTGCGACAAAAGCGTTCGCCTCTTTGAGCGACACCGGGCATATTTCAAGCATCTTTTTCGCCCCTCGTCGCATCCAATGCGGCCTGCGCCAACTCGCGGAGGCGGCCGGGTGACACGTCAAGTGCCTGGGCCGCAACTTTCACCGGGTCGATGGCGGGGGCGTTCTCTGCCATCCCATAGGCCAGATCAATTGCCTTGTCATACCCATCAGCCCAGCTTTCGGGCGGTGCTCCGCAGCCTCCGGCATCGTGCAATTGCTGCATGAGCGCCTTTCTGCTGATTAAATCATCTTTTTCGCTTGGCTCTGGCTGTGAAACTACCGACGATGCGGGTTCTTGCAATTGCTTTTTCATCGTGTCACCTCCCGCGCCACTTTTTAAGTATTTTTGCCTTGCGCTTCATGCACCATGCGGAGGCCGGGAACTTAAATGTTCTTTGCGTTATGCACTTTGTGAGGAACACGCACTCGTCACAATAGCCTCCTACAATGGCTTGTGAAATCGCCAGTCCCTCCGCCCGCTTCTCTGGCGGGTATGGTCTGTCAAAGAGTGTCGTATGCGTCCATTTGTCCATTTGCTCAAATCCCTTCTCCCCGTCTGGCCGATGGGTCAGCCTTGTTTTTATTTCCTTGTTTTTACTGTTTTGGTATCTAATTTCATTGTGAGGGTTATAATCTTCTGCCGAATCGTATAATCGTTTTTCACGCTCTCTCGCAAGGTACGTGCAGCGGCTGTCGGCGCAATTGATAAAGCGTATTCCACCAGCGCCTCCTCCGCTGCGTGCAGTGCTTCGCCCGCGCGGGCGTATTCTTCATTCAGTTCAGGAATACCCGGCAATGAATCGAATTCTTTGCACGCCATATCAAAAAGGGCTTCATCTTCGATTTTATAAAGACTGTCGGCTTCGGTTCCCTCGCTGTCCATAAGCCCACGGCCCTTTAAAAAGGATTTCTCGCGCGCCTCCATCTTCATTTCTACGCACCGCTTTGCCTGCTTTGCTTTTTCGTAGTCTCTCTGCTGTTTGTTCATTTTGGGCCTCCCATTTTTCTTTCGCATCGTTAAGTTACTCAACCTTTAAACATATTATAATTGAGTTTTAGAACTTTGTCAACCCTTTTTCATTCAAAACTGTTGCATTTCTCAACGTTGTGTGTTATCATTGGTTCAAGAAAGGATGGTGAAACAATGAATCAACGTATAAAAGAAGTTCGTCGTTCTCTCGGGTTGTCTCAAGAAGAATTCGGGCGACGCTTGGGAATTACAAAATCCGCAGTCAGCAGAATAGAAAGCAGTTCGAATGGAGCCTCGGGGCAAACAGTTAAATCGATTTGCCGTGAATTTAACATCGAATACGGTTGGCTTACTACCGGGCAAGGCGAAATGTTCGCCGAAAACGACGATCAGGTCACAAAGCTGGTTGACACCGTGCTGGCCGGAGAAAATGAATTTGCGCGGGCAATTTTTCGCGGGTTCGCTCAATTCAGCACCGAGGATTGGCAGCAGCTTCACAGCCTGATAAAAAAATTCCTCGGCGGGATGAACCCCGACGAGGTAAACACGTTGCCAGCAAGTAACGAAGAATAAAATAGTGGCCCCGTTTCAATGCAAAAGGCGGTGTCGTATGAATAAGCGCATAAAGCAGCTTCGTCTTGCCCTTGGATTGTCTCAAGGTGAATTGGGTCGTAAAATAGGTATAACTACATCGGCAATCAGTCGAATTGAAAGCGGTGAAAATTCCGCATCGACGCAAACCGTTATGTTAATTTGCCGTGAATTTAGCATCGACTACGATTGGCTCACCACCGGGCAAGGCGAAATGTTCACCAAAACCCATGGTTCAAACTTAAGTTCTTGCCCTTCTTCAAATAACAGTGTCTGCATAAATGAGCGATTAAAACAAATTCGCGAGCATTTGGGCCTTTCGCAAGAAGAATTTGGCTCAAAAATCGGAATAACCAAAAGTTCTGTTAGTTTATTGGAGCGCGAAAAAAATAATCCTTCGGAGCAAACCATAATGCTCGTTTGTCGTGAATTTAATATCGACTATGGCTGGCTTACTACCGGGCAAGGTGAAATGTTCATCGAAAACACCGAGCAAATCATAAAACTACTCGGCACTGTACCAGCAGACGCCATCGATTTTGCACGTTCCGTTTTTCGCGGATTCTCCCGGTTCAGTCCCGATGACTGGCGGCATTTTCATAACATGATGGGCAATTTTGGAGCATAAAGTCAAACAGCACAAGCTCTTTCTATCCAATAACCAATAAAACGGCAGCCACCCCAAAGGGCAAGCCGCCGTTTTCGCTCAACTGGAGCCATGTAAAATTATTGTTTGCGCATACCTGTATATTCGTTTTAGCTGTGCGAGGTTTGCAAGTTTCAAAAGCTCGTTAAGCACTTTACGATAATACTGCGCATCCAAAGCGCTCACCTCCTTGGATGCATTTTACCAGATATTTCCCGCTTTTTGGTGGTTTTGCGCCATATTTCCCGATTTCGGGAAATATACTGTGCATGTCCACCGCGCTGCACTGTTATGTGTTATAATTCTGGTTGCATTATTTGTTCGGTGCGTCAAACAAATCTGTTATTTTAGTGCCCGTTGCGCGGGCTATCGCCTCCAACTGATCCAGGCGCGGCGACACTGTGCCGTTTTCGATGTTGTTCAACGTCGTTTTCCCTATCCCGGTAAGCGCTTCTAATTCTGTCAGAGTGAGGCCCGCGCGCCTACGGGCCTGCCAAGTAAATACTTGCAAATAAATTCACCGTGTTATTATCTCATGTTGCGCACGGTTGCGTGCTGGACAATATTTTCCGCTTTGCAGAAAAAGCCTCCGCGATTTTGTAGGAGCCTGACGGCAACAGGCGCGACAATATGATTGACGCACTCACCGAGGAAGAAGTGAAAGTGCTTTGCAAATTCCTGTTCGAGGGGCTACCCCGTAGAAAGCAACCAAGCGTTCCACGGCGGCGGCCGAAAACCGTTTCATAATAAAAACAAAAAGCCGCGCCCCCTGTTGGCGCAGGGAACGCGGCCGAAGCAATACAGGCAACACGGCAAAGCCGTGGCACAATATCACCCCACAAAGTATATTGTACCACGAAAACGCCGCGCTGCATAGTCTCTTGTACCTATTTTGGACAGCGAGGTGTTTTCTTTATGTCTTTTTTCACCTTCTCCACAGTGATTTTTACAGGCGTTCCCCGCCCTGAAATGATACGCGCCAGTTCTGCATATATCTTTACTGCATCCATTGCCGCGCCCCCTCTCTGTTGCATTCATACGCGGGCAGCGGCAGCGGTATGCGGAAGGAGGCGCGCGGCATGAATGTAATTCGCGGCGTGGGCTATATTCGCGTTTCTACCGCCGAGCAGGCCACACGCGGGCTGTCCCTCGATGCGCAGGAGGCCGAAATCCGCGCATACGCCAAAGCGCACGGCATAGAACTGTTTAACATTTATGTAGATGCCGGAATCACCGCGCGCAAGCGGCTGGATCGGCGCGAAGCATTCGGCCAGATGATGAAAGATGTAGATTCCGGGCTGATTGATGAAATTATCGTCATGCGTCTGGATCGCTGGTTCCGCAACATATACGATTATCATAAAATGATGAACGAGCATCTAATCCCCCACGGCGTAAACTGGAGCGCCGTAAAGGAAGATTACGACACCAAAACAACAAACGGGCGCTTGATGATAAATCTTCGTCTCGCAATTGCGGAGCAGGAATGCGACACGGACGGCGACCGCATCCGTGATATCCACGACAACCAGATCGCCAACGGTATATGGATCGGAGGCTGTGCGCCGCCCGGTTACCGCATCGAAAACAAGCGTCTGTCAATTGATCCCGACATGCAGCCCGCCGTTTCCTATTTCTTCGAGCGCCTGCTGTCCTGCGGAAGTGTTCGCCGCGCTATGCTCGATATGAACGAGCGTCACAACCTGCACTTTGAATATGGGCAAGCAATCCGAATGGCCCGCAGCACTACATATTGCGGCGTGCGGCGCGAAAACTACAATTATTGCCCCACGTATATATCGCAGGACGAGCATGCGCAAATCATGGCGGCTCTTGAGCATAACGTGCGCGTGCGCAGCGCCGATAACGCACGCATTCATATCTTTTCCGGGCTTCTTGTCTGTTCATGCTGTGGCCGTCGTCTGGCGGCCAATACCGTTCGCAAAAAGTCCGTCACGTGGACAGCATACCGATGCCACCGCGCTTTCGGGGATCATGTTTGCGACAACCGCCATCTTGTTGACGAAAGAAAGGTCGAGGCTTGGCTGCTGGATTATCTTGAAAACGGGCTGTCCGACTACATCGTTTCCGCAAGTGTGGCCGATGCACAACCCGTTGTGGTTGACAATACCGCCGCGATCCGCGAACGGCAGGAACGTGTAAAAGAACTGTTCATCAATGGCTTTATAGACTTGCAGGAGTACAAACGGAGAGCCGCCGAACTGGAAGCGAAAATCCAAGTACCGGAAAAGCAGCAGCCGCGCAGCATGGAAAAGCTGAAAAGCCTTTTGGAACGCGGCGTGCGCGCCATCTACAACGATCTTTCGCGCGGAGAGCGTCAAGAGTTCTGGCGCTCAATTATACGGGAAATCCCCGTGAACAACGGCGCTGTATCAGGCGACCCGATTTTTTTATAA